TCACTACACCGACAGGGACTAATCTCCCTGAGTCTCACCTGAGACTGTTCGTGCGTTGGCAGCAGGTCGGGGGCGGGTTGCCCCCCTTATATAAAATCGCAAGGTACCATTAAGCTATATCCGACCCGAATCGACCTCTAAATCTAAAACGCACTTAATTTACACAAGGGGTATAGAAAATTTTTCGCATAAAAAAATGACTGACAGGATTTTACCAGAGCACATATTTACGACATCATATTCTGATATCTTTGTTACAAAGGATGGTGATGTATATCGAGCACCAGTAAAAAATGAAAGACAACCAATTAATGAGCACGGGTTAGTATATTTAAAACCTGCATATCGTGGTCATAAGGATTATCCAGAGAAACAATATGAATGTATAAACATCACACTTCGAGATGAGAATGGCAGGTATATTAAACAAGTTAAAAAATCCGTTCATCAGTTAGTTGCAGAGACTTTCATTCCAAATCCACACGGATATACTGAGATATTACATGGAGAGAAAGGAAATCGATGTAATGATGTAAGTAATCTAAAGTGGGGAACACACTTAGAAAATATGACAGGAGTTATCTCTCCTTGCACAACACCAAAGACTTATACAATCAAAGATACAAGAACAGGAAGTGTTTACAAAGGACTAAATCTTGCATCATTTTGTAGAGAGAATATGGAAATGTTGAATGCTCGAACAAAAAATTCATACTATCGAGATGACCATCGGGCAATGAGTCGATTGTTTGCGAATGCCAGATGTAAGAAAAGTCGAATATGGGATTTTATTGTAGAGTACTAACATTAATATTTGCAAAAAATACCCATGTACTATATACTGGAAGAAGTGAACATCATATATGAAACACGATTCTGAATCTCAAGTCCAACCGATCACAATTGACCCACTTACAGGAGAATATAAACTCACAATACCTGAGTGGATGATGAACGAATACGGTTGGTATGAAGGTTTGAATCTTGAATGGTTTATTGATGTCGATGGAATCCACATACTCGAAGAGGAAGAATGAACACTTATCACATTTACTTTGACGGTCAATGTTTGTTTAAGAATTTAACAGAAAGCGAATTTAATATAATCTACGGTAAAATCTATAGTTCTTACTTTGGAGAGCGGATTACCTTCGAAGTAATTACGGAAGTCCCTACTGATAAAGAATTTGAACACTCCTATTGACATTATAGATAAATTGCATTAAAATAAAAGTGTAATTACAACATATTATGGCGAAAGGATTTACAGTCAAAGCAAAATCACCAAAGGTACAAAAGAAACCAGATTTTAATTATGAGTTAGCAAGACAACTGATTCGAGGAAAAACATTTGTCTTCTGTCTACCAGGTCGTGGAGTCTCATATCAATTCTTAAAATCATTTGTAACACTGGCATTTGATTTAGTTCAAAATGGAGCAGCAATTCAAATCAGTCAAGATTATTCATCAATGGTTAATTTTGCCCGATGTAAGTGTCTTGGTGCAAACGTTCTTCGAGGACCTAACCAATTACCTTGGGATGGTAAGTTAAAATATAATTATCAAGTTTGGATTGACTCTGATATTGTATTCAACTCTGAGAAGTTTTATCAGTTAATATTAAATGCAATTCCAGAAGAAGCAGTTACAAAGGAAGAAGTTATACAAACTATAAAGAATGAAAAGGGAGAAGATGTAGAACAAAAAGGAATTCAATTAAAGATTGACCCTTCAAAAGAAAGAGAAATTGTTGCAGGATGGTATTGCACCGAAGACGGAAAAACAACGTCAGTCGCTCACTGGTTGGATGAAGATGATTTCCGCACAAATGGTGGAGTAATGAATCATGAAACAATAGATAGTATTAGTAAGAGAAAGAAACCATTTACAGTTGACTACACTGGTTTTGGTTGGTTATTAATTAAGAATGGTGTCTTTGAACACGAAGGTATGCCTTATCCTTGGTTTGCTCCAAAGATGCAGATATTTGAATCAGGAGAGGTTCAAGACATGTGCGGTGAGGACGTATCTTTCTGTCTGGATGCAAAGGAAGCAGGATTTGAAATCTGGTGTGACCCACGTATTCGTGTCGGACATGAGAAGACAAGAGTGATATGATGGCAGGACTTATCTTTTTAATTATGATTGTGGGAATCTTTCTCTTTTTACAGTACTATGACCCCCATCGCTAAAATGACAACAAGGTATAATGTTCTTCTCAAAGGAAAGGTCGTATTTTGGAATGTATCTGAAAATGAACTTTTTGACAGACTTGAAGATTATGCTGTAGAGTCCTATGTGACAGGAACTCCACAACCATCAGAAATCACTTACGAAGTTTGTAAGGAAGATAGTATCGATTAATTATTAAATTTAAATTATGGCAAAAAAAGCAGGAATGATGGGTAGCAGTTATGTTACCGAAACAAGACCGAAAAAAACTCGTCAGGGAACAGGCAAACACTCGAAATACTCCGCTACCTCTCGTAACTCGGCTCGTAAAAGATATCGAGGGCAGGGAAAATGAACGAAGAATGAATTGGTATAAAAATTAATGTCTTGTTTACTTACGAATTTACCCACGATGAAGGTTTGGGTAAGAAAAGAATATTTAAGAGACTTGAAGGATGGACATGGTGAGTTCATTGAAGGAATATGGGTGACTGCAAAGAGTATACCAGGTCGTGCTTTCTATTTTGAGACTTATTTACCTGAGTATGGGGCGATTTTTGATAAATTACCGATAAGTGCATTTGTCGCAAGACCAGAAACACCGACTCCTGACCTTGATTTACCAAATTTACAGTTTTGGAACTGTATGGATTATAATGTAACCACTGTTGTAAAGCAAATTGTTGCTTCAATGGAGTGGGAAATACGTTCAAGACACTTTGGTACGCAAAAAGGACAATACATATGTACTTTAGATAACTATCACGGTAGTTTGGATGAAGTTGATGCAAGTACAAGTGAGGTTCCTGATGAACATAAATCATTTAACCTAATTGAATTGGAAAATGGACAGTATGCACTGTATCCAAATAACCGTTGTCGTGTATATGATATCTCAATGACACCTCAAGAGGCGAAAATGCCTGATTTTAAGGTATCAACAGAATATTATCAAGTTGAAAATGGTGTTAAGTGGGGTCGATTAGGTGATTGTGACGATTATTTCTGGACAACACCTGATGAACGAGGAGAAAAATAATTATATTTTACATTGGATCGATCAAGTATCCAAAATACGACCAGAATTAGGTAATTTTAGCATCTGTCCTTATGCATCAGGTGCTAATTTTAGTATTCAAGAGCAAAAATTGTGTCAAATTACACCAAATACTGATTTTGATGTCATAATATATGTTGTGGAAGACAATATGAGTGCACAGTTTCTTTATGATGCAGTAGATGACTATAATCGCAACTATCCAGACTATAAATTCATTGCAGACTACGGAAAAACAAAGACATATATTCAAGGAATTCAAACAAGCAATGGAAAATACAACTTAGTGCTTTGTCAATCAAGAAAAGAGTTAACAGAAGCAAGAAAAAAACTAGCAAAAACTGAATATTATGAATATTGGGATGAAAAATACTTGCAAGAAGTTCTTGAAGAAGATTATGATGAAGTTTTTGATTAAAAACATCAGAGATTAGGTATAAATAAATCTAAAAGTACTAATTAATGGCGATTCAACGCAAATCAAGAGCATTTAAGGATATAAGTCTGTCTTTTTCACCACATCCAGTGACAAAAGACCTTCCTGTGCTTGTAAATGAACGTGCAATTGCCAGATCTGTAAGAAATTTAGTTGAAACAATTCCAAATGAAAGATTTTTTGACCCTTTACTTGGAACTGATATACGTGATTCATTATTTGAAGGACTTACACCACTCACAGTGACTGTAATTGAAGATCAAATAAGAACCACAATCTATAATTATGAACCAAGAGTTAGTAATGTAAAAACTGAGGTTAATGGAATACCAGATTTAAATAGTTTAGAAGTAAAAGTACTTTTTGAAATTGTAGGATTAGATATCCCAATTCAATCATTTAGTTTTATATTAGAACCAACAAGATAATATGCCCTTTACACAGTTCACAAATTTAGACTTTGATGGAATCAAGGCACAAATAAAAGATTTTCTTCGTTCAAACTCAAGTTTTACTGATTTTGATTTTGAAGGTTCTAATTTCTCTGTTTTAATTGATACTTTAGCATATAATACTTATATTAATGCATTTAATGCAAATTTAGTTGCAAATGAATCATTTTTAGATTCTGCAACCATAAGAGAGAATGTAGTATCACTTGCAAGAAATATTGGTTATGTACCCCGCTCAAAAACCGCTGCAAGGGCGACAATTAAATTAGATGATATTGACTTAGGATTAACAAATGATAGCACTCCAAAGTTCATTGTGCTTCGTTCAGGTCTTATTTGCGTTGGTAACGTAGATAATACTACCTATCGCTTTTCATTACCAGATAATATAACCTCATCAAGAGTAATAGATATTGGTGGAACATCTTTTGCACAATTTGATGATGATATTTCAATCTATGAGGGAACTTTTCTTTCAAGAACATATCGTGTTGATACATCAATTGATCAAAGATTTATAATTGATAGTCCAAACATTGATAGTTCAACTTTAAGAGTTTATGTTGCTGGTATTGGTGATTCAAATATTGGTAGAAAATGGAGTATGGTAGATAACATCTTAAAGATAGATAAAAACTCTGAAATTTATTTGGCACAAGAAGTTCAGGATGAAAAGTATGAAATATTATTTGGAGATGGTTTATTTGGTAGACAACTAGAAAATAATAATGTTGTTACTGCAACATACATTGTCACTGAAGGTGAAACTGGAAATGGTCCTTCAAACTTTAGTTTTCAAGGAACTTTTACAAAAGATACTGGAGCATTCTTTACACCATCAGATACTGTTACAATAACTACTGTTTCAAACGCTTCTAATGGTGGTAATGTTGAAGATGTGTCTTCTATTAAGTACTTTGCTCCAAGACTTTACTCAGCACAATATAGAGCAGTTACACCGAGAGATTATGAAGCAATAATTCAAGACATATTTCCTCCAACGGAGTCTGTTGCGGTTATTGGAGGTGAAGAACTTGACCCACCTCAATATGGTAAAGTTCAAATTAGTATAAAACCAAAAAATGGTTCTTTTGTATCAGACTTTGATAAAACACAAATTAAAAATAAATTAAAAAGTTATTCTGTCGCAGGTATCAATTCAGAAATTGTTGATCTAAAGGTATTATATGTGGAGTTAAATACAAATGTTTATTATAATCCCTCACAAATTGGATCTGCTATTGATTTAAATACAAGAGTAAATCTTGCTCTAAGTCAATACTCAAAAAATGTAGAAATTAATAAATTTGGTGGAAGATTTAAATATAGTAAAATAAATCAACTAATTGATCGTGTAGATAATGGAATCACTTCAAATATAACAAAAGTTATAATTCGTAGAGATTTAAAAGCATTACTAAATCAATTTGCTCAATATGAATTATGTTTTGGTAATCAATTTAATATTAATCCAGCTGGATACAATATTAAAAGCACATCATTTACTGTAGATGGTTCTGTAGAAATGGCATATTTTACAGATATCCCAAGTAAAGACTCTGCTGGAAACTTAGATGGATCTATGAAAGGTACAATTAGTATTGTAACCAAAAATAGTAAAGATCAAGAGATTGTTTTAGTGAAAGATGCAGGATCAGTTGATTACAAAAAAGGTGAAATCTTATTAAACACAATTAATATAACATCGACAAGTGCTGAAAATAATATTATAGAAATACAAGCGTTTCCAGAGTCAAATGATATTATAGGTCTTAAAGATTTATTTGTTAGTTTTGACGTTTCTAATAGTACTATAAATATGGTGAAGGACGTAATTGCATCGGGAGAGGATGTTTCTGGAGTGGTATTTACAAGAGATTACTTTACCTCAAGTTACTCAAATGGAGTTTTAGAGAGGAAATAATTTATGTCGCAAATTGACAAAAGAATAAAAGTCAATACAATTATTGAGAATCAGTTACCTGAGTTTGTTCTAGCTGATTTTCCAAATGCAGTAGATTTTTTTAAACAATATTACATCTCCCAAGAATTTCAAGGAGGTCCAAGTGATATTATCAATAATTTTGATCAATATCTTAAAGTTGATAATTTAGTTCCAGAAGTTGTAGTAGGAATTACAACTAACCTATCTACACTATCAGTCAGTGATACTACAATTACAGTTCCTAGTACAAAAGGTTTTCCTTCTGAATATGGATTGCTCAAGATCGACGATGAAATAATATCTTATACAGGAATAACATCTACTACATTTACAGGTTGTATACGTGGTTTTAGTGGTATCTCTGGATATAATGTTGGTGTCTCATCTTCATTACTTGAAGTTAATAAAGAAAATTTAATATTTGAAGAAACAACAGCAGCAACACATACATCTGGAACACCAGTTACAAATCTTTCAGTTCTATTCATACAAGAATTTTTCAAAAAATTAAAGAAAACTTTTTTACCAGGTTTTGAAAATAATGATTTTGCGGAAAATTTAGATGTTGGAAACTTTGTAAAATTCTCTCGTTCTTTTTATCAATCAAAAGGTATAGAAGAATCCATAAAAATATTATTTAAAGTTTTGTATGGAGTTGAATCAAAAATATTAGATTTAGAACAAAATTTAATAAAACCTTCTAGTGCTGAATTTATTCGTAGAGAAGTTATTGTTGCAGATTTAGTAAGTTCTGGTGAACCACAAAACTTAGTTGGACAGACAATATTTAAATCAACTGATTTAAACACAAGTGGATCAGTTTCTGAAGTTGAAGTTTTTACAAGAGATGGTAAAACTTATTATAAAATATCCTTATTTGTTGGATATAATGATCGTGATTTAATAGAGGGTATATTTACTATACCAGGCAATACAAAAGCACTTATTAACTCTCAAATTGATTCTTCGGTTGTAACTGTTGATTCCACAGTTGGATTTGGAACAACTGGAACTTTAATTAGCGGTCAGAATACAATAACATATACATCAAAATCAATCAATCAATTTTTTGGTTGTACAGGAATAGGTGTTGGGATAAACACTGCTGATAATGTAAGAGCTGACGAATATATTTTTGGATATGAAAATGGTGATTTAACAAAAAGAGTTGATTTAAGAATTACTGGAGTTTTATCTGAATTAATATCTGATTCTACAGTAAATTTAGTAAATGAAGGAGATATTATTTTTGTAAAAAATGTAGGTGAAAAAATTGATACTCTTAATAGTAACTATAAAGAAATTTTTGCAAATTCTTGGAAATATAATACTAGCTCAAGATTTAAAGTTGATGGTTTTGGACCATTTACAACTAAATCGACTTTAAATGAATCTTCAATAAAAAAAGGAGACGAATTTGAAATATTAAGAAGAAATGAACAGGTAATAGAAGGTTCATTTAATGTTAAAAGTCTTGACCTTATCAATAATCAAATAGAAGTTGAAAATTTAGTTTTTACTCCTAATAATAATAGAGAATATGACATTCGAAGAGTTTTAGGAAAAGCAAATAGCACTGGAATAGAAATTAATAATGGTAATGAAACATTAATAGCAGATGTATTAAATGTATACACCGATTCAAATGTAGATGGATATGTAGCATCTAATTCTTTACCCAGTTATGATATTACAACTGAAATTATTCAAGAAACTGTAGTTGGTGCAAATTCTTCAACTTTAGATGGTCAAAATCCTCTTAATGATCTTTATAGTTTTATTCGTTTCTCTCCACCAAATAATACTGATATAAAATTTATTGAAGGTGATGCAGTAGTATATCAACCAGAAGGAGAAGTGATGGTTGGATTAACTTCAGGTAGACTTTATTATGTTGATCCTCAACCTGCTTCATCTGGTCAAAATGTCACAACTATTGCATTATATAATTCAAGGAGTCAAATTGGAACAGCAAGTACTGTTTTAGTTGGTGTTGGTAGTGAATTAACTGACAAACATAATTTTGTATTACAAAGACATTCTAATCGGAAATTATATTCTGATCAAATACTTAGAAAAATTCCATTATTTCAAAATTTATTCATTGATTCAAAACATGAGAGTCCTGTAAATGAAATTGGAATACTAAGAGATGGTGTACAAATTCATTCTCCTATATCTGATGATAATATTTACTATGGTGCTTTAGAAGGTATTGATGTTTTTAATGGTGGAAGTGACTATGATATAATAAATCCACCATCTGTAGTGGTAGAAACAGGTGCTGGCACCACTGCTTTGGTTGAACCTATTTTATCTGGATCTGTATCAAAAGTTTTTGTAGACCCTCAAAATTTTGATATTGATAAAATTGTTAGTATTTCATTAACTGGTGGAAATGGAAGTGGTTGTTTACTAAGTCCAATCACAGGAGGTAGATTTAGAGATATTACTTTTGATAGCAGAAATTTATTTTTTGGTGGTGGCATAGACATTGATGAAGAAACTATAACATTTCAAATAGAACATAATTTAGAAAATGGACAATTAGTATATTACAGAAATAATGGTAATGCATCCATAGGTATCAGTACTCTTAATTCAAATGTGGTTACTGAAACTTTATCAGATGGTGATCCTTATTTTGTAAGAGTAGTCAATCCTACAACTGTTAGAATTTTTAATAATAAAAATGACTCTTTATTTGGAATTTCTGGTATTAATACAGTTGGATTAGCAACTGATACTGCTGCAAATGGTATTCATAAATTTAGAACAGAAACTAAAAATACATTATTAGACGTTAAGGTATTAAATTCTGGTTCGGGATATCAGCATAGAAAATTAAGAGTTAATCCATCAGGTATTTCTACTGCATTTAATACAATAAATTATGAAAATCATGGATTTGAAAATGGTGATTTAATTGAATATTCTCCTACTGTGGGTATTGGGAGTACATTTCCTAAAGCAATACAAGGTTTAAGTACTTCTACATCCTATTTTGTTATAAAAATGAATGACAATTCATTTAGATTATCTGATGCTGGTATTGGTGGTACAATAACATCTAATTTTGATAGAAATAATTTTGTTGGATTGGGATCTACAGGAACAGGATATCAAACTTTCAAATATCCTGATATTAAAGTTAATGTTGAAGTTTCATATGGATCATCCATCACTGGAACTATTAACATAACACCTGTTGTTAAAGGGTCTTTTACAGGAGCATACTTGTATGAAAATGGTACAAATTATGGATCAACAATTTTAAATCATCAAGTTATTCCTGATATTGATATTCAAGTTGGAGAGAGTGCTGAATTTAAACCTATAATTTCAAATGGACAAATTGTAGATGTTATTGTTACTAATCAAGGAAAAAATTACAATTCAGTACCTGAATTAACTGTAACTTCAACAGGGACAGGTTCTGGAGCGATTCTAAGACCTACTATAGAAAATGGTGCTGTAACAGATGTAATTGTTATTAATTCTGGCATAGGATATAGTTCATTGACCACTAATGTTACTTCGACCTCTACTGGTAAAAATGGATTATTCGGGGCAAGAGTAAGAAAGTTGACCGTGAATAATACTGGAAGATTTGGTAATTTTTACTTTGGATCAAGAGATACATCATTATCATTATCAGTGTTGGGATATTCACAGTTAATTTTGGAAAATCTTGAGTCGTCAATTAATAAAAAAACAAATGGAGAATTTGATTCAATAGCAAGTCACTCACCAATTATTGGATGGGCATATGACGGAAATCCAATATATGGTCCATTTGGATTTACAAATCCAGATGATATTAATAGTCCTTTAAAAATTATTAGCTCATCATATAAAAAAGATTTAACAAAGGTTTTAAATAGACCATCTGGTTTTGATGCTGGATTTTTTGTTAATGATTATTATTTTGATGAAAGTGGAGATTTGGATATTCATAATGGTAGATTCTGCAAAACACCAGAATTCCAGAATGGAATATACGCTTATTTTGCTACAGTCGGTATATCATCAATTACTAATAAATTAGAAGGAGTATATCCTTACTTTATTGGTAATACTTTTAGATTTCCAATAATAACTGATAATTACACATTAGATCACAATTTTGATTTCAATAGTTCAAACCTCATAAGAAATACTACTCCATATAAAGTAAGTGAAGAATTTGCAGACAATGATTTTATCATTGAATCAAACGAAACAGTTAGACAAATTTCAAATGTAGAATCTGTCACGAAAGGTGGAGTGGAAGATATTACAATTTTTAGTGGTGGAAGTGGATATAAAGTTGGAGATTCAGTATCCTTTGATAATGAAGGTACAAATGGAAGTGGATTTACTGCAGAAGTATCTGAATTAGTTGGTATTGGGGTATCAAAAATAGAATTGGGAACTCAAAGATTTAATAATACTGTTTTTACTTGGAATGATGGTGATGAAGTTCAAGCAAATTATTTACCATTTATAGAATTAAATGATCAAGACTCAGTTATCATATCTGGATTGAATACATCAATATTGAATTTAACTAATACATTTAAAGTTGGTGTAAACACTGATAATGTAAGTCTTGGTAAAACAATGTCAGTTGGTAATGCAAATGGTATTGTCGAGGATATTTTTGTTGATAAAATACCAAATACAGTGTCTATCGGAGGTTCAATTAGAATAGGAGTTGGAAATACTACGGAAGTCGTAAAAGTCTTGAATTTATATAATTTAAGAAAAATAATTAGAGTATTCAGAAATGTAGGTGCTGCACATACATTTGGTTCAAATGTAGATATTTTAAATAATAGATTTACTATTCCTGTAAAAACTAAAAAGTTTGATTCAAAAATAAATGATATTGTTTATTTCAATGGTGTTCAGTCTGTAGGTGTAGGAACTTCAGGAGTTGGTTCAACTTCAAATTATGTTGTTGGAGAAACTTTGGAAATAGTTTCAATTCCTGAGAGAGTAATTTATCTACCAAATCATCCGTTTAAAACTGGACAAAAACTAACTTTAGCAAGACCAAATGTAGCGAATGCAGAGTTTGATGTTTCCCCAACAAATAGTTCAAACGGATCATTTGAACTTCCATTCACAGGACAAACTTCTACTGATGTTTATGCTATTAAAAAAGATGAAAATTATATCGGTATTGTAACAACAAGAGTAGGTATTGGAAGTACAAGTGATGGTTTATATTTCTTAGGTAATGGTGTTTCTGGAATAGGTTCTCATTTATATAATTTTACTACTAATTTTGAACAAGTTATTGGTGATGTAGATAAATTTACTGCTACATTAACAACAAAAGTAGCTGCAGCTAATACAACGACACATGGTTTACTTGAAGGTGATGTTGTAAAAATAAATGTAATTCCTAACAATACAGTTGGTATTGGAACCACTACCCCAATTTCTGTCAATTACAATTCCCAATTTGAAAAATTATTAATAAATTCAGTTTCTTTTGCTGGATCTAATATAAACACAAGTAATCAAATACAAGTAATTCATGGATTTAAAACAGGCGACAAAGTTTTATACGAAAGTGATGGAAATAATGCAACAGGATTAAACGATGGGGCATATTATGTTTATAAGGTAAGTGATGAATTATTACAATTAGGTCAAACATATAAAGATGTTATATCATCACCACCAATATTAGATTCAATCACTTATAATTCAGGAGGAAATAATCAAAAATTATCTCTAATTAATCCACCAATAAAAGTTACTAAAAATTCAAAATTAACTTTTGGATTATCTACTACAACATTATCTGAATTTGATTTTAAAATATTCTATGATAAAAATTTAACAAATGAATATGTTAGTTCTAAAGATACAACTAATTTTAATGTTATTGGTGTAGGTACGATTGGAATAGGAACTAATAATAGTGATCCTGTAGGTGCTCAATTATCAGTTCAATATTCACCATCATCTCCTGATGTTTTGTACTACGGTATAACAAAAGGTGGATTTATCAGCACTGCAGATACTGACGTTCAAAATTATTCTGAAATACGATTTGTAGATAGTATATACAACGGAGAATACAAAATATCTGGTGTTACCTCTGAAACGTTTAATTTTTCTCCAAAAAATCCTGAATTTGCAAGATATGCTGACACTGAGTGTGAAAAATTAGAGTATTCAACTAAGTCAACAAATATAGTTGGTGAAATAAAAGAATTTAAAATTATATCACCAGGAAATAATTATAAAAAATTACCTTTATTCAATAATGTTGTAAGTGTAGGTGGAACAGGAGCTAATATAAAGGCAAAATCAGATTTGATAGGAAAAATTAATAAAACAAGAATTATTGACTATGGATATGAATACGCTTCTGATAAGACATTAAGTCCTGAAGCTTTTATTCCACCAGTAATAAGTATTGATAATCTTGATGTTATAGATTCGGTTGAAGTTGTATCTGGTGGAGTTAATTATTCTTCTGCACCTAATTTATTAGTTTTTAATGATACAAATAACACTGTTGTTGATAATTCATCTTTACAAGCTGTAGTTCCAAATCAATCAATATCACAAGTTCAAGTTATTGCACCAATAAATGGTTTAAATTCAGTAGATCATAGAATTATTGCTATTAATAATTCTAATGGAGTTGGTATAAATTCTATTGAGACAAGTGTAGCAGGTGTTGTAACATGTTTCTTAGAAACACCTTTTGGTGGTTTTGTTCAAGAACCATTTTCAATAAATGATAAAGTTTTTGTAGAAGGAATATTAAGAGTAGGTGAATCTGGAATAGGTGCAACTCAGGGTGGTATATCAACAAATACTACTGTCGAAGGTGATGGATTTAATTCGGAAAATTATAATTATCAATTCTTTAACGTTGATGATTATATTGTAGGAACACAATCAGTTTTAAAATTCTCTTTAGCTGGGTTAACAACAAATCCAGGTATTGCAAAAACATTCCAATCAGGATATGCAACCTTAGTTAATCAAAATAATTATCCAGAGATAATTCCATCTCAGAAAAGAGGTATATTTGAATTAAATGAAAGATTAACAGTAAATAATAATCTTTCAGATTTAATAGTTGTAGATATAAGGGATGATTATATAAAAATTGATGGATTATATCAAATTTATAAAGGTGATAGAATAACAGGTACATTAAGTGGTGTGTCTGCTGAAATCGTATCGAAAGATATAAATTCAGGTAGATTTAAAATAGACTTTTCAAATAGACAAGAAATTGGATGGTTAGATAATACTGGTAAAATAAGTGAAGATTTTCAAGTAACACCAAATAATGATTATTATCAGAATTTATCATACTCTGTCAAGAGTTCAATTGAGTGGGATAAATTTGTAAATTCAGTAAATAGTCTTATTCATCCAGCAGGATTAAAGAACTTTGCTGATACTTCTATTCAAAATACTGTTAATGTAAGAAGTGGATTAGGTTCAACAGTACCAGCAGTATCAACAATAATTCTAGATGTGATAAGTGATAATATGAGAGTTGATGCGATTAATAACTTTGATATGACAAAGGATTTTGATATCCTTAAAAATAAATCAAAAAATTTACAATTAAGAAATAAAGTTTTAACAGATTTTACTAGATGTTTATCAAATAGAGTTTTATTACACGATGATATAAGTGATGAATTTTCAAGTGCTGGTTTTTCTGCTAGTAATAGTGTAATAGAGGAATTAAATTCTGATTTTTCTAATTATATTATTCAAATAGTAGATCCAGATACCTTTGATGCTCAACTTCATGAAATTGTTGTTTTGACTGATGAAGATGATGCAATTTTATTTGAAAAAACAAAAGATTTTACAAATATAGATTTGGGGGATTTGTTAACAGATATTACATCTGCAAATATTAAAAATTTAATTTTTGAACCAACTGAAAAATCAACTAGAGATCATAATATAAAAATTCTAAAAACTGATTTTAATACTACTTTATCTGGTATTAATACAAATACTATTGGTAGCGTTACATTAACTGGAGTCAATATAGGTGTTAGCAGTGTTGCATCTGGTGTTACAACATCAACAATTGTTGAATTTCCAAATACTGATTTTAACTCTTTATATGCAAATATTTTTGTTGAAGATTCTGTAACAAAAGAAATAAATTATAATGAGGTTGTAGTTGACTTTGATGGTACAGACACAACTATCTCACAAATTTATATTGATAAAAAACCCTCTAACAGTATGAGTAACGTTGGAGTAGTAACAGCTAGGTTTGAAAATAATTTAATTAAATTGCAAATTGAAAATGATCGACCTAATATCTTAGATGTAAGAACAAATATTGTTGGTTTAGGTACAACAACTTCTGGTATTTCAACATACAGATTCTCAGCTTCCGATCAACCTGCTGGTTCTGAAAGAAGTGCAAGATTAGAATCTGGATATGTTACTGGAACTGCTAGTACAATCACATATACTACTTTAAATAAAGATATTGATAGTTCAGTAAAATCATTAATAAGAGTTTCTTGTGGAGAAACATCTGCAGTGCATCAGATAATATCAATTCGGGATGCTGATGATATTTTAACCATCCAATATCCCTTTGTATCTGCTGGTTCAACTTCTGGTATTGGAACATTTGGAGGTGAAATAGTTGGAAATGATATTAATTTAAGATTTTATCCTGACCCTGAGTTCACATCTTTAATTGAAGTTCAATCTTATAATCAAATTTTTAATACTGATAATGATTTTGATAATACTCCCCCTAATTTAACATATGGAACTGTTACACAACAATTATTTTTAACAACTTATGATGGATTGGAAGGAAAAAGAGCAAATAAAACAAAATTTGATTTAAAATATGAAGGAACACCAATTTATACTAAAACATTTAATCCAAATACAGTAGGCATAATAAGCACAACAACTGGAATTTTTACGATTCCAAATCACTTCTTTAACACTAATGAAGAATTAACTTACAAACCAGATTCTTCTTTTATTGGTGTTGCAGCGACAGCATTATCAATTGGATCAACTGCAAATACTGCTGGTGTCGTTACAACTATATTACCATCTACTGTATTTGCAAAAAGAATAGATGAAAATAAATTTCAATTATTTTCAAGACCAGAGTATATTTCAGTTGGTGCTGCCATAACATTTACAGGAATTGGAACAGGTAATGCACATAAGTTAACAATGGATAAATTATTATCCAAAACTATGATTGGTTTAGATGGAGTAGTTCAACAACCAATCACATTTACTTCAATATCACATACATTAGATGCAAGTATAAATGACACAGCTACACAATTTGTAATAAGTGGAATTGGATCAATACAACCAAGTGATGTATTGAAAGTAAATGATGAATATATGAAGATTGAACAGGTTGGATTTGCAAGTTTGACTGGTGGAACAATAAATGATGCAGATGATATTGCAGCAGGTATTTCTACACTTCCAGTTGTTAAAGTTCAAAGGGGTACATTGGGAATTGCAGCAACTTCTCATTCATCTAGTGATACTGCAAGAGTTCATAGAGGTTCATTTAATATTGTTGATAGTTCAATTTATTTTATAGATCCACCGAAAGGTAATACAAGATCAAGAAGAACAGATACCAATTTACCATTTGTAAAAGCACAATTTAGTGGTAGAACATTTTTAAGAAGTGATTATACGACTAATATGTTGTTTGATGACGTTTCTGATGATTTTACAGGTATTGGAAAAACATATTCATTAACTGTTGGTGGTGCAAATACATCATCAGGTATCT